GAGGGTATAGTTTAAGGGTAAAACGTTATAGAATAATGTATCTAGACCAAACTGGAGTAGCCGAGTGGTAGCAGGCAACAGATTGTTAATCTGTCGGAGTAATCCCATCGTAGGTTCGAATCCTACTTCCAGTGCTTTTTAAATTGGTGTAACATTAAATGTTATGCCAAAAATAGTAATTAAAAAATGCAATAAACACGGAGAAACTGAACATAGATTAGAAAACGAAGGAACTAAATGGGAACGACTTCGTTGTAAAAAGTGCGGGTCAGAAGCGGTTCAACGTAGACGTAAAAAAGTAAAACGTTTATTAGTAGAATATAAAGGAGGAAAATGTGAAAAGTGCGGTTACAATAAATGTATCGAAGCTTTAGACTTCCACCACAAAAACCCCAATGAAAAAGATTTTGGTATTTCTGCAAATGGACATACAAAATCGCTTGACAAATTGAAAAAAGAAGTAGATAAATGTCAATTAGTTTGTGCCAACTGTCACCGTGAAATACACGCAGAAGAAAATTAACATTCTGAGGTAGTTTGGAGAGGATAGCGGGTGAACTAAAGACTCACTGGATATGGCGGGATGCCATATGATCGATTAGGTAAAACGCACTTCGGGTTTAAGTGAAATGCGGGTTCAAGTCCCGCCCTTAGAACTTTTGAACAATATGAAAATTGATAACAAAACATTTATGAAACGGCTTGCTGAGACAGCAAGAGAATCGTTTGAGAAAGCGAAAAAAGAAGAAAGAAAAACAAAGAAGAAAAATTTAAAAACGGTGGTAGCACAATAGGCTAGTGCACTAGATTGTCGATCTGGAGGTTGCGGGTTCGAATCCCGTCCATCGTGCCATGGGACGGTGGGCAAACGGCAAAGTCGTCTGACTTAGGATCAGAAGTTTTGAGGGTTCGAATCCCTCTCGTCCTACCAAATTTAAGCGAGTATTATAGAGTGTAAGCAGGTTCGATTCCTGCATTCTGATGGTCAGTTGGAGATATCCGCACGTGGGGCAGGTCCACAATACTCGCACCAATGGGGATAAGCTTTAATGGTGAAGCATTGGACTTTTAATCCAAAGAAGGGGGATCGTTACCCCCATCCCTGACTTTTATTATGGAATGCCTTAAATGTAATACTAAAACAAAAAACCAAAAGTATTGTAGCGTTCAATGTCAAAAAGACTATGAATATACTTTATATATTAAACGATGGTTTGAAGGTAAAGAGACAGGAACTTATGCTAATGGATTTAAAGTATCCAACTATGTTCGACGCTACCTTTGGGAAATACATGATAACCAATGTTCTCGTTGTGGGTGGAATACTCCAAACCCCGTAACAGGAAAACCAATATTAGAAGTAGAGCATTTAGACGGTAATTCAGAAAATAACAAACCTGAAAATTTAGATTTAATATGTCCCAATTGTCACAGTTTAACACCAACATATAAGGCGCTAAATAAAGGAAATGGGAATCAAAAACGTTTAAAATATAACAGGTTAAAATAAACGGCAGTGGTGTAATTGGCAACACGTGCGATTCCAAATCGTTTGTTGAGGGTTCGAATCCTTCCTACCGTGTTTTTTAAAATCTGTAATAGTTTATATATAAGCGGGAATAGCTCAATTGGAAGAGCAAGGGTGTTACATACCAGAGGTTGTAGGTTCGAGTCCTACTTCCCGTATTACAATAAGGAAGGGTGGCAGAGTCAGGTTTATTGCGCTAGTCTTGAAAACTAGAGTGTCTCGTAAAACAGCGCCGTGGGTTCGAATCCCACCCCTTCTGCTTAACCTTCTGTAGCTCAGTGGTTCAGAGCACTCGGTTGATAACCGAGAGGTCGCTAGTTCAAATCTAGCCAGAAGGACTAATTTTGTGTAATATGTAGTATGAAGAAGAAAATCATACTCATAACATTAAGCGCAGTAGCGGCCTTACATTTCGGTCTAGTGGCGACAGGCACATGCCTGAATCCAAAATGCACATGTGACCCATGCAGATGCGGACTCGTTTGCTTCTGTGACGGTGAAGATTGCAAGTGCCCGAAATGCGGAAATAAAGATTGCAAAAACTGTAATAAATAATAATTATGTTTAAAGGACTAGCCAAACTATTTAAAAAGGGTGGTTCTGTCAAAGATGAACATATAGACATTCCTTCGATTCCTCCACTTGATACTATTGCTGTGGAGGAAGGTGAAGCGCCGAAAAAAGTTGGCGCTAATAAGAAATGGCAAGTTGTATATAACGGTAAATACCGTAACCACGGACAGACTCACGTAATCACTGACGGATTTGGTTTTTCCCCAAAGGGAGAATACTCAATCGCATATTTGTCAGCACACTATGAAAGCTGGCGACCAGACGCTAAAAACTTTAATCTTCGTGGAAGTAAAGCATTAGGTAAATGGAAAGGTGAGAAATATATTGATTGGAGACATCCTGAAAATCTTACTGTAATGCGAAAACGTATTGCAATGGTAAAGAAAAAAGGATATCATGCAATTGATTGGGATAACGTAGATTCTGGAATTTACGGTTACGGATTAAAAAAAGTAAATGGTAAACCATATAACTTAGATTATCTAAGATGGTTAATTAAAGAAACTCATGCCGCTGGTTTAGGCTGTGGCTTGAAGAATTTTGTAGAGGCACTACCTTATGTTCATGAGCATGTAGAATTTGCTGTGAGCGAGGCAAGTAGCAAGAACGAAATGTTGGTCTATAAGAAGTATGATATCCACGGTGTTCATATGGGTTATGGAGCAAAAACATATCACCTGTATCGTGTCAGAAATGGCAGTTCAGGGAACAAATATTAAAGTAATGTCAGCGTAGTGTAATTGGCAGCACGTGAGTCTTCCAAACTTGAGGTGTCGGTTCAAATCCGACCGTTGATATTTTCACTTGACATATCAGAAAAAAAGGGTATTTTTTCTGACAATAAAAGGAACATGAAAAGCTTTACAATCCGACCAAAAAAAATAAAACAAAGGAGACATTTACCTCCTCCTCCGCAAACCCATCGTCCCAAAAAGGGAAAGGGAAGCTATCGTCGCAAAAACAAATGGAATAAATGAAGCGCCGAAAAAAGAAAGCATCTTATATTCCATGGAGTCAACGCGTATTCCATGAACTAGACCAACGGGATGCAGAGCGCGATGAAGAATATCGCGGTAAAGGTGGAGGTGGAGTAACAATAAATTTGGCGCGTATATTCCGTTGGCATAAAAAGAAGAAAAAATGAGAATTAATAATATTGAATTCAGACGACCGAGCGTACCAGATTCCAACTAACATATCATAGCATCAGACAGGTCGCCCGAAATTGTTTCATGGATGCGTCGAGAAGAGAACGGAAAGGAATCTTGTTATACGCTTTGTTTTTTTATAGAGGGTCCAGAAGGTTGGCATATCGAGACTATAGGAGATCGATTTACTGAATATGAAGACACAGATGTTTTAATGCACGTCGCTAAATATGCATTAAGATTTCTAAATATTGAAAAAGAATTTGAAGAATACCCGTGAGATCACATTGGAGTGGTATCTGATTTCTACTCAGATTGCAGCAGGTTCGAGTCCTGTCACGGGCGCTATTTCAAAGTTGCGGTAGGCAAACGGCAAAGCCATCAGGTTTAAGCCCTGACGTTGTGTGGGTTCGACTCCCACCCGCAATACTTTTAAAAGTGTAATTAGTGGTATGAAACTGCTAATTACACTTTTTGCGTTATGTTGCTGCACGATTGTTGATGCACAAAAAACACAATATCCTGTTGAACCAGAGATAGTAACTGTTGCAAAATGGCACCGTCCACCTTGCGAGATTATTGTGGACCTATCTGATCAGACTTGTAAAGTTGTTTTAGAAGATAAGACGGTTACATTTTGGGCAGAAGGTTCAGAAAAGGGAATTGGTTATGTTTTAGAGTCAAACCAAACACCAACAGGTAAATTTCTGTTTGTTAAACAACCACGTCATAGATATGGACTAGTATTGCGGCTAACTGGTCCTCCACCAGCGGACATTAACAACCCCGACATAACAAGTGGATGGTATCAAGGTTGGAAGCGCGGAATTTTGGTGCATAAAGATTATGGTGATGGTTCTAAAGGATGTGTAAATTTAAGTACAAGCAACATGAATAAATTGTATAATTTAGTCATTGCTAATTACGACCAACTAATTATTCAAGAATGAAATATATCATATTTATTGCAACTTTTTTTGCGTTTGGCGCTATAATATTAGCTGACGGAAAAACTCAGTATCCTTCGGCACCAGCAGTCGTGGCGAAAGAACAACCAACAGAAGAAACATGGACGACAAAACCAATCATAATAACAGATCAAGATCTACGTCGTCATGCGGCAATCCTCAGTGAATCGCGTGACGCAAAGACTTCCGAGTGGAGGAATTCAGAGCAGGTGGTAAAGGTGGACAACACCAAAATAAAACGAATACCGGCGTTAGAATTACCCACGAAGAAAGTGGCTTCAGTTCCGAGTGTCGCGAAACTAGATCCAAACTCGAAAACCGTAAACGAGCTTTCAACAAACTCGCCCCAAAAATTGTTAGCTGGTGGCGAAAACTGGCAGAAGTGGAAAGAGAAGCGGAAAGCGAACAAGGAGAAACGAAAAGCGTTTTGACGCAAACTTCTCGGCAAGAACGAGACGGAAACAGAACAATAAGAACTTACAACTATGCTGACAATCGCATAGTTGATCATGATTCTGGCGCTAAATATTCTACAGCGACAGATTTTGAAAAGATCGTTGCTGATAGATTTTCCTTTTTTAAGAAAAAACAACTTGACGAATTAGAAGAGTAAGGTATACTCAATATACTTGCGGTGGTAGAGGGGCGATACGGGAGATTGCAAATCTCCGTCGATGCGGGTTCGAGTCCCGTCCGTAAGTTTCTTCTTGACAAGTTCTGAACATGTGCTAATTTTGCAATTCCATGAATGAAGAAGAAGATTTTGAGCTAACGCCCGAAGAAAAAAAAGATGGTGGGAGAATTCCCAACACTAGAAGAGTCATCATCTATTGTGTTTGCAGTAGTGAGTATAATTCTTCTTATAACAATTTTAATCTTGACTTTTGCATGAAGTCGTGTATAATTAATTAGATCAATGAGCATAACACTACGAATACAACGACAGCGACATAGTAACTAATCTCAGTTATTTTATGTTCTCCGTGGTGTAGTGGTTTTAGCATTTTTGCTTGTGACGCAAACGGGGCGAGTTCGAATCTCGTCGGGGAACCTTTTCTAATTCCCTATGGTGTAATTGGCAGCACAAAAGATTTTGGTTCTTTCGGTTCGGGTTCAAGTCCTGATAGGGATGCTTTAAAAATATGAGTGAATTCTGGCAAGGTTTTTTAACAGGTATCGCAGCAACAGTAGGTTCAGTAGTTGCCGTATCACTAATCATCGCTGTGGGTATCGTGATTTATTGGATCTACCTTTTTAAGCACGGGTAGATAAGGGATAGTAGCTCAATGGTAGAGCATCTGACTCATAATCAGGGGGTTGCAAGTTCAATTCTTGCCTATCCTATCTATCCCGTGATGTTCTTCCATGTGACAATTAAAACACAAGAGGTCACACTTTTCTAATTCTTTTATTATGTTGCTCCATTTTCGATTTGATAAATTCCTCGCATCCAAAGGAAATAATTTTTGTGAAGGGTCACGATGATGAAATGTAAGAGCGGCAGTGGCACGATAATAACCACAATTCTGACAGCAATCACCCTTTAACTCTAAGATTTTAGCTTTACGCTCTTGCGCCCTCTCTTGTTGTTTTTGATAGTTTTGATTTCTTATATTAGCATTATCACTCTGACATTTACGAGAGCACCATTTTTCTTGACGACCTGCTAGTTTCTTATTACAATTATGACATCGCTTCATAACCATTATTGTAAGAAACTAGAACACTTTATCTATGAAAGAATGTAAAAATTGCGGTAATGAGAGTATTGATAGAGATGGTCTATATTGTTCAAGCTCTTGTTGCGTAAAATATAATGCGCGAGAGCGAGCGAGAGAACGAAAACGTCTGCTTGTCGCAATGCACGGTGGAAGGTGTCAAGAATGCGGGTATGACAAATGTATTGCCGCTCTACACTTTCACCATAAAGATCCGTCCAAAAAGAAGTTCGGACTTCGCCATAAAAATTTAGCCAGTAAGAAGTGGGCGGTAGTTTTTGAAGAAAGTAAAAAATGTGATCTTTTATGCGCTAATTGTCATGCTGAACATCATCATTTAGAAGATCCTTCTTGACAATCCTCAGAGAGCGTGTATAATTATTTTTAGATGGGTGACGGAAATTAGATTGCCGCTGAAACCTATTCATCCGAAAGGATAAACAAAATGAGGGCAACTTACCTTGTAAGACCGTGGAACGTGCGACATGAGCGAAGAAGCGTATAGGGACAAATAAAATAGTTCATGAGAACCGTGCGATTCGGTTCATATTCCCCGTAGGCTGAGAAGGCGAAGGCACCTCTCTTGTAAAGAGGAATTCTGGTCGGTTCGATCCCGACACGGGGATCTTAAAATGAGGCATTCGTCTAATTGTTGGTTAGGACATCGGGTTTTCAGTCCGAAAAAGGGAGTTCGATCCTCCCATGCCTTGCTTCATCTTTGTTGCACATGAAAAATTCAACAGTAATTAATTATATTGATTTTAACGGAGATGAGCAACGAATGGTTGTTGCAACCCATCAACTTCGTTGGTTAGCCACTGTTGTATGGGCTTACGACTTTATGCCATATTGTAATGCTGATGAAAAAGCCGCGATTATGTTGAAGGTCAACGAAATGTCAGGCTCAATCGCACGACCAATGGAATCACCTGAATCCTTGTGGGGAGCATATTAAAATGAATATTGTAAAATTAGCACAGGATATTGCACACGAAGCTCATTTGGGTCAAACTCGACGCAATGGCTATACTCCATATATCACCCATCCTGCTACAGTGGCACGTAGATGTCACGGCGAAGAAGCTCAAGTGGTAGCATGGTTACATGATGTCCTTGAGGACTGTGAAGATTGGAGCGCCGAAAAATTGGTTAAACGTGGAATCCCACAGCACCTTGTAGATGAAGTCGTTGTTTTAACACAGGGTTATACTGAAAAATATCCAGATTTCATCTATCGTATCAAAAGCCACGGTGGATTAGCTTTATACGTGAAGGTTGAAGATATTCTTTCTAACCTCAGTGATTCTCCTACAAAATACCAAATTAAAAAGTATGCTGCGGCATTATTGGTGTTAATAAAGTAATGATCACGCTACTCTGGAAGTGGAGGTATTCAAAGTTCTTCATGGTTGCTTGTCAACGAAATGAAAAGCTTCGGTTCCCTCACTATTATCGACTTTACGGAAAATGCAAAAAGACAAAACGATACAAGTTGCTACATCAAGCTCTAACACCACAGAATTGGTGGATGATGTTCAAGCCAGAATTCTCTAAGAAGATATCACGACTTGACGAATCATTTGAAGAATTTGATGATGATCTAAATCCATTATAGCATGAAAATCCATTACATCATTGCTCGAAAGTGGAGTGACGACAATTCAGAAGGTCTTTGTGTTTATATATATTTTACAGAAGTTCATTACGGAACAGAACAAGAGGTAAAAGAGTTTGCCGCGAGTATTTCTAAGCAAGAGGGTAAAGAATACAAGGTATATCCTGTTGCTAAAACGCCATTGGAGTAAATGTAGCAGCAGCAACCTTTTTATCTTCTGCTGCTATAGCTTCATGATACATTCTGTTCGCCCAATTTCCCAACACCAACGTTGAGTAGTTATCCTTACGTGGGCGATTAGGTCCAGTTTGGCGCTGCATATGCTGTGGCAACTGGAACGTCTGGTTCCCTTGTGGAGACGTTTTAATCTCAACGTTCGCCGCTTCTTGTCTAGTCAACTCCAGCATAAATGTTTGGTGGTCTAAGAATTCCACCATCTTGTTTGATACAGAAGTCATTTTATTCATACCCTCGTTCAAGAATTTTGTTGTTTCCCTATCTTCGTTCTGATAGATGGTATACTTCAACTTGCGGACTCCAATATTAGCTTTCGTTTGTTCTTCGAAAGAGGATTCAACAGATGCACCAGCAGATCCGAAGTAGATACGCTTATGATCGATTTGAGCTTGTAGATACTCATTTGCTTCACGAATCCATGTGCTACTGAAATTACGGAGATAGCACGGAATCTTTTTATCTGTTCGGCGCTGTAATTGTTTCTTGAAGCATCGAAGATCATCATTGTATTTTTCGGGCTTCATAAAGTCGCTCTCCATCTCATCGTTTACGATAAACAGTTCAATACCAGCCTCCTTAAACAACTCAGACTCGTTGCACGTTTGCACGAATTGAAGTCCACCAGCATAGTCAAGCGCCAAAAATTCGGTGTTAAAATTCTTTAACAAGTATAATAGATATTGAATATGATTCTTTGTTGGTTGACCAGCTATACCATATGCATGAACCACAGCGTCTTTTTGAGTTTCTTCGTTTAGCTCAAAACCTGTAATTGCAAAATCATCACTAGCACTGTCTTGTGACCATGATGGGTCAATGGCGAAACTATACTTCTTATCCTGATCACCGACGATTCGTGTGGTTGGCTGTTCACCATCTGGAATGATACACTGCATCATCTTCGATAGCTTAAAGTAGCTGTCGCTTTCACTGATAAACTGTCCACCATATTCTTTTGCGAAAACGGCTTCACTCATTGTCTGTTTGTGCTGTGAAAGCTGCTTCTTATCGTATAGGTCAGGTGGTGCCATATCATACGCAAGTTGCACAATGATAGAGTAATCTGATTGATCTGCAAGGTCTGCATCGTCATGATGCACCTCATGGTGCACTCCTAAAATCCTGTCTCGATATAGACAATAAACCTCATACATATATTCAAATGTATATGAGGGCGATGATAGAAGGATGAGTTTGTTTGAAGGCCATTTATAACGGTCTTCTTCTACCATCACACCTTGCTCGATGAGTTTGTTTTCTGCTTCGCGCATATCAGCACGCACAGTAGGATTATCCACAACACCAATGAAGGGCAAGATAACCTCCTGAAAGATATTCTTTGAGATGTTTAGAAACTCATCTAGCAACAGAATTTGAAAACGGAAACCACGTAACCTACTTCCGTCTGCCAGTGGCAGTGCAATAGCTTCGGACGCACCACAGGTTAACGTCCATTGATCCGTTCCTTTTTGAATAATAGTTTTACCATTACCAAATAGTGGGCGCACGATCTTAGCGGCGGGTTTTTTCAATACATCGTAGGCTTTACCCATGATCATCTTAGCCTGTCGGAAACCACTACTCAATACGCCAACCTTGACACCCTGCTTGAATAGCAGTTGCAGCATCACGTAGATAGCTGCGGAGAATGTCTTAGACATACCACGTGACAACACAAACATAGAGAAGTCACCGAGCATCATACTTTTAATTAGTATGTGCTGGAATGGAAACAGCTTTACGCCGAGAAGAAGCTCACTAGCGAAACCAATATTAGCTCTAAGAAATCTGTACACCAATATTTGCGCTTCATCCTCTGGAATGAACCCTTCAATCGCTTCAATTTCATTATTAACTTGTTCGGCGCTGAAATCAAACCTATACTCTTGAACTCCTTTTTCCCACATTTAAAAAATACTGTAAATCAACGCGCCACAGTCGCTCTCCATAATAGAGTATCTTGCGAGTGACTTTCTGTGCCTCGTTGCGGTTATTACAAAAAATGATTTGTGTTGTTGGGTAGTCTACTAATACATCACGCACATTTTTATAGATGTATCCCCAACGTGTTCGGTCCCACTTATTTCTTTTAGCTTCCTTTTCCATTTGATCAGGTGTTCCTTCAACCACGAAGTAGATACGGTATCCCATATCTTCTGCTAATTGTAGGTTGTCCCTGATACGATCAATTTGTGAACCGAAGCTTCCTTTAAAATCTTCTGTTGACTTCCTATCAACAGCTACTTTTGAAAAATATTTGCCTGCCGTCATATAGTCACCAATTGACAGTTTTTGAACTTGTGCATTGGTATACTTGAACGGCTGTTGCTCACGAGTATCAACCAGCACCTCCATTTCTAATTCGTCGGCTGGAGTGTTCCAGAAATCTGCTGGCATATGAGCGTCATACAGTTGTTCTAGTCGAAGCTCTTTACAGAACTGTTGCGTTGAACCAAAACTTTGACGGATATCGTAGATCGAACAAAGGTTGGTAAGCATAAAAAACGTCTCTGTTGGTAGAACCGTCAAATCCTTTGTCTTCAAGTTGATATTCCATTCGTCAACGATTGCGTCATGCACATCACTCTGTGACGCTGTTCTATAGAACTCTTCTCTACTCGCTTGAGATTTAAAAAAAGTAGAGAAGTATTGGTCGTAGTCTTTATAAGGAATAACTTCGCCGCTCCGTCTATCGTGGCGCGGATAAAACTTATGATAATACTTTGCCTTACCACCATGTGTTTTCAGGTGGATATGTAAAGCTCTCTTTGATTTAAATTCTCGATAACATTCCTTACAAGTTAAGATCATAACAATTCTTCTGGTGCAATTCCGAAAACTCGCGCCTTGATGTCTGCCACAGATTCAAGCCTCTCAGTTTCCTTTTTAACAGCAGCATTTTGTAGCCTCGCAATCTTCAAATATCTATCACGAGATTCTTTGCGCTGAAACTCTTCTACAATATAGAGAAATGAGGCATTATTCTCCATTTGTTTTTCTTTTCTTTTGGCCCGATCACCATTTAGTTTCTGGATTAACGACTCTATTCGTTTCTCTGTCTGGTTCAGTTCATCACTGGTTCCCTTAAGGCGCTCAGTTAGTTGAATAGTAAGTCCTCTAGCCTCTTCATCAGCGTTTGCCTGTTGCTCCTGCAAAAGCGTGTTGAGGGATGATATTCGAGCCTGTATATGTTTGATTCGAACATAGTTCGAGCACACGGTCATATACAAGTTCAACTCGTCATTGGTTAAATCTGGTTTATCCCACGTTGCACGGATAAATTCAGACTCGAATAGATCACGGTCGGATTGATCTTGAAAGCTGTTTAGCGTCGATTCTAATTTGAACGCTTGTAGATAGCGAAACAGTGACTCTACGCATTTGAGGTGTCTTGCTGTTAATTCGTCTACAGTATCACCTAATTCTGCGTGCGCCCATTTGTTAATACGTTTAAGCGTAGTAGACAATGACTTTGGATTATACCAGTTGCCGACTGCTGGCGCTTCGGTATTATCCATAACATCGGCACGATGCTGTTGGAGGTGGTTGAGGACGATTCTGTGATGGGAAGATAGACTTTGAATTGTGTCATCATTAAAAATCATACGGGCAATCTCCAAAGGATTCATGCCCACTATTCTATCTGAGTTATTTAAAAAGTGAAGTGCTTCGGCATCCAATTCAGCGGGAATTTCTGCTTCACTACGAGTGGTGCCATATTCGCGGCCCTGATCTACCAGTGCAGCACGAATAGCACGACCCTCTCTGTGTCTTCCATCCAATTCTGGATTGTCGAAGACTGTTTGGGTTATTTCATTAAGGTTGGTAATTCCACTGTCGAACAGTTCCAGTGCTCGTTCTATTTGTTCACTCGATAATGTCATTGTTTTCCATTACAATTTTAGCAATAGCGACGAACTTTTTCTTTAGGTTGGTAAGCTGTTTATATCTTACATTTTTACTACCATCGGCAGTGAACCCCATTTTCTTCGCCACCTCTGCATCATCTAATTGATCAATGTATAGAAGTCTGTAAACTTGTTGTTGTCGTTCAGTTAGTTGCATCATAACCAAACCATGTAGGTTATCAGAACTAGCCTCAAAGTCCATTTCATCATGCAATTCAACAGTTTCCGAAAGCATCTTATCCTCAATAGGGACAGGTAGTTTCAGATTATATACATGAGAACGCTTCTTTTTCCATTTAGCGTATTCATTACATGTGGAGTCTTGAACTTTAGATTTTGTTAGACCACATGCGTCAGCGCCCATATTATGCTCACAGTTGAGACAGGGCCGCGCAAAACTTCTATAATTGTTTCGTATTAGGTTACTAATTTGGTGCGAAATTACCGTGCGGCACCATGGCTTGAACGCACGCTTCTGGTCCCATAGATCCCATTTCTGCCAGATGTGCCTGCGGATATGTTGGCAGACATCATCATAGCCCATCCATTGGATACTATCAAGTTGCCATTTTCCGCGCATCTTGACTAGTAGTTCATCGATTTCGTGTTGTTTATCTTCGTAAGTTTCCATCTAGTTAGTCATCTCCGCCAATAGTGCCTTTTTTGAGTTGACGGTCTTCTAGAAGTACTTGTCTGATGGGAACGTCCTTTCTAAATTCAGGTCGCGAATCCCTTTGATAATTTTCGTCTGGCGCGGTGCCGATATTTTCACCGAATTTTTCCCAACTTTCTTCTGGTATGTCGATATCAACGTCCAGTTTAGCTGGTTTACGAAATCCGCCAGAATCAACTGGAGACGTTGAATCGTCCATGCTAGGTGCTCCGCTCGATGCAACTACTGCCGCATTCAAAGGCTCACCGCACGAACAGCAAAATTTAGGCTCGATTTCGAAGAAGTTCTTCGCCGCGCAATGTGGACAAAATTTATAAGTCATGTCTAGTCTTTAACCGTGTTACACTAATATTATACTAACTTACTCCTAATTTCTCAATGAATCTATCTTTTTAATGACATAACTTACTACGGGATCACGCATGATATCATCATGATCGAACTCGCAACAGTGTATCCCTTGCTCTCTGGAAACTTCATCATTGAATAAATCAAACAACTGCTCAAAACCACTGTTATTAATATCGCTTTGCCTCTTATCCCCGCATATATATAACTTTGTATTATCGTTGATACGTGTCATCACAGTCAGTAGCTCTTTGATGGTGGCATTTTGCATCTCATCGGCAATTACTACTTTATGCTTCCAGTCTTGACCCCGCACGAAATTCACAGGCTCTCCTGATAACACATTTTGGCGCTTCATCATATCTTTCTCCTGTTCATTAAGGAGGTCACAGATTTTTTCTTCTAATGGTCGAAGATAAGGTGATAGTTTTTGATCCATATCCCCTTTTAAAAAACCAATTCCTTTACTTGCTGATTCTATCACCGTGCGCAAGTAGGTGATAGTTCGCCGCTTGTCTTTATTATACAAATCTAGTGCCGAATATACGGACAGGAATGATTTGGATGACCCTGCTGGTCCAGATAGAAAAACTACACGCGTGTTGTAGTTCGTCATGATTTTATGAAACTCTTGTTGTTTCTCCGTCAGTTCTATGTGTCCTAAAAGAACACCAGTCTCGAAACGTTTCTTTGACATATACCCCTAATTACACCTAAGAAAAGATGATTTGGGGCACAAAATCTGATCCCGCTGGTGGAGCAGCAGTATAATCTACAGCAAGATATGTATTGTTCCCGCCTCTATCCATTGATGTTTTCAAAAAGGTTCCTGATGAAGCTTGAGTATAAGTCACATTATTAGCAGTGAATCTAACTAATATTTTTTGAGGATTAAAATAATAACTATCAACTAAATTTTGCACGTGAGAGGTATAATCCCAACTATGAGTGGCATCGGCACTAGTAGTTGTTAAAGTTAACCCTGTCCATACAGATTTCCATTTAGATGTGTTGGAAGTTAAGAATTGATTTGCTGTTGGCGCGGCAGCACCAGTATTAGGAGTAACAGATTGTGACGCAGATGGCGAAGCACTTCCCGCTATCCACATAAACGCCCCAACAGATTTTGTTGTTGCACCAGCCCAATAATTCTGTGCTTGTAAATCACAATTAAGTGTTGCACTATTAATAGTATCTCCTTTGTTAATACCCGTCACGTCTAACAACATATAGGTGCGACGAGCATAAAAGTTTCCTCCCGTAGTGTGTGAATTACCACAAGTAAGTATGACAGGGTTTACTGTTGTCAGAGTTGATGGATAAATAGCTATAGTATTAGGGGAAGCTGGATTACCTGTATAAGCACTCTTGCTAGCATAGCTAGCACTTACATAACCCAATGCGTCCGCTTTAGCGGTATTAATTGTAAACGAAGGGGAGGGCATTAGAAATTAAAGCTAGCTTGATAAACTACTGGAGCAACGATTTCTTTTTCTGTGCGAACACGAGTTTCGTTATCAATATGTATAGCTTTGTCGTCCTCCACCATATTACCTTCAGCGTCATGAGCGATATATGAACCGAAGTGTTCAACGATTTCTTTTCGGGCCGTGACAACTGATATGCTATACGGCTCAAATGAAAAAACAACTTCTTCGTATGCTACCATATTACATTCATAGCTTCGATCCCCTTCAACGGGTATATCAATTGATGTTGTTTTATTTCTGTCTGTAACAGCAACCTTATTCTCATGTAGCTTTACAAAATAGGTAGGAGTCTCTACATATGGCACAGTAGCATCTTGAATCTCGCCTGTAATATCGACCCAATACTGATCCTTAATGTAATGTATGGGACGGTTGGCGGAAATTAAGCGCCGAGTTCCTGTACTCCAATTATAAAAGGTCTTCGTGGTTTCTGTTCTCTTAGCCAGCATCTCTTGTAGAACAGGTCTACCATCTGACATCATTTGTAGCTCCAACGGTAATGTATCATCTACAATTGTCACCCCTTCGGGTAAGAAAACAGCATCATCATTTACAACTTCTACTTGTTCTGCTTCGTCACTCATTATATGTCTTTCGTTAATTCTTCTTTCTTGAATCTGTTCTTATCAGGATTCACCCATGCCACAGCTTCATCAATTGGATTTGGCGCATTGATAAATTTTGCAATCTCTTCAATTACACCTTTTGGATTAACTAAGATTTCTCTATATTCAACATCCAACGATGGAATGTTGCGATCACCGAAGAAAGTTTTAGCGCCAACTAAATGATTCAACAGTTCAGCACGTTTCAAGTCACACTGTTCAGGAGTCATTATCTGTTCTCCATTATAGCTCGCTTGTTGCGACTGTCGAATCTCTTCGGGATCTCTCCACATTTGAATTACACGACAGGGATTAATAAAATAAGAAGGGTGCATTCTACTAACTGGAAGTAAGATTTTTTGGCCCGAATAATCTTCGCTCCATAACTTGAGTCGATAGCGCCAAACATCCTTAGCAACTTCGTAAAAATCTTCGTTCATCTTAAAGTCTTCCCCAAAACGTTTAAGCTCATTTAGTCGGCGCTTCTCCTTTTCCTCTTCAGTATCGGTGGTTGAGAAGAAATTAACACCCAATCGTTCCACAATTCCGCTCATCATTGAGGTTCCACTTCGCGCCACCCCTGCAACAAGGACACGGAACTTTCGTTGCTCGAAAATATCCTCTTCAGACATTTCAACGTCTTCAACCGTAATCTTTTTGTAAGTTACCATAATCAAATCGCCAACATATCACCACCATCGATTAGTCGTATATCGTCACCGCCAATCAATACAATGTCATTAACCCCTGTTGAGATTGACGCTGCATAATCATAAGGTCTAAAATGCCCGCTGTGTGGAATTATTTTATCAGTTGCACCATAAGCATCACATCGCCTATTAAATTCACGGCCAACATGATTTTCCACATATTGCAAGTCGAAAAGCCCACTATTGTAGGCATTTTGCATTTCCGTCTTATAACCAGCGAGGTCGCCAGATGAGCAGATATGAATTCGGTGTAAGAGATCCATGTGTATAATTACACACTTTTTTACTTGACAAGCTTAAAAAGGATGATAGTCTGGCGCTATGACATTAGATGATTTAATCGAACATACCAAAACGCGAAATTTTTGGGATATTTATAATTGTCACCAATGAATAACTGCCTCTTATGTCTTTCAAGTTTTGAAAGACGGAAAAACAGCCGATTATATTCATAGTGGCACTGAATGCGTTAATGTTTATGAACAGTCAATATCACACTTGAGTACGACATTATCCACCCCAAAAGTGTTGAATCAATATACGGTTCCTGAGGAATATACTATTTTTCAAGAGGTATTGTTTGGCGCGGAGCAATTTCGAACAATTTTTACGCAATGTGAATTGTCACACATATTAGAACGACTGAAAAAAGGTGACGATCCATATGAATTAGCTGGTTGTTATTCTTCGGATGACCCATTGTCGTTGGGAAATTCTGATGATGACTATGACCGCGCACTTGACGAATATGTCGAAAATCGTCTTGATAACTCCGAAATTGAAGTAATATAAAAATATGGAGATTTTGCTGTTACTAATTGTTTTGGGCGGTGCGGGGATTGGCGCATGGGAACGCCATCTTCATTTTAAAAAGGAACGCGAGAAGCTTGAGCAGGAACAGGAACAACAGGAACGCATAGAATTATGAATCTATATCACGATTTAGGTTTTTGTAGGGTCGTTGACGTATTGGGGGATGATTGGACTCCAGTTAAGGCAGCACGACAGAGTTACGGAGCAACGGCGTTAAAGGGTGAGAAGCAGGATACTAGACTGTTGAACTATCTTCTGAGCAACCGCCATTCCTCCCCGTTCGAACAAGCAAGCATTACGTTTGAAATTCGAATGCCAATTTTTGTCATGCGCCAATTTGTGCGTCACCGCACATTTCGCCTTAATGAAGAAAGCGGACGATATTCTGAGATGCGTGACGATTTTTATATACCTACCTATGATGAATGGAGAATTCAGAATGAGACAGGTAATAAACAGGGTTCAGGCGGCAAACTCCACGAGAAAGGTGAAGCCTATAAGGAGTTAGCCATTTTCTTTAGCGAGGAGATAGAGGAACTGTGTGAAAAAGCTTATGGACTTTACTCTCATATGTTAGATGAGAATGTAGCGAAAGAGCAAGCGCGAATGATCTTGCCGCTAAACTTAATGACAGCAATAACAGTAAATGTCGATCTTCATAACCTTATGCATTTTTTGGGTTTGCGCACAGATTCTCATGCGCAATCGGAGATTCGTGTCTTAGCAGATGCGATGGAGCAACAGTTCAACAATGAATTTCCAGTAATTGGAAAAATATGGTCACAAAACAAAGAAAAATTTGCGGCAGCAAAAAAGTTAATGAGCCATCCAACATTTGATATCGTTAAACACGCTAATGAACTCTGTTACTAAAATGAGCGATAGACAATTTCTATCAGCTCTCAAAAATTAAAAAAACCTAAAAAAGATGTTGACAAATCCCATTTTGGACGTATAATAAGTTTAGAGAAGATAATCTCTAACTTTTTAAAAATTTAGATGTGGTCAGCAAACATACATTTATTCTATCATTATTAAGGAAAAATAAATGCATCGAGGATCTTTTAAGATACATACAGCAAACAAATCTTGTGGCTCGATTCCACGAAAATGCACCAACATTGCATTTTGCCAAAGACGGCAAAAATAATTGTATCTTGTCCTTTCTCGACAGTAGCATCAACAACTGTAACGGCAACATCAACTGTGGCAAAATCAACAAGAGAGAAAATGAGCACTAATAAGCTAAAAGACGGACTACAGAAGCGTGCAAATGCAACTGTAAACCACAAAGGAGCAAAGTCAAACAAGTCGTCATTGAACAACTGTGTAGACTTATTCGGAAGCATTGGATCAATGCGAGCACGAAGCGATCAGGAAGTGATTAATGCGTTCTCAGCCGCATATGGTGAAGATCCAACCAAAGCATTGAAAATTTTGTTTTGGGCGCGAGATGTTCGTGGTGGAGCGGGTGAACGTAAAGTTCCTCGCACGATCTATAACTACTTAGCGAACGTTCACAAAGATGCGTTGGCGCGAAACATTAACCTGATTCCTGAATATGGACGTTGGGATGACTATTTTGCACTACGTGGAACTTCACTTTGGTCTTTGGCTAAAGAAGTGATCCTTGAACAGTTTCAGGAAGATCTTGAAGCAGAGTTTCCATCATTGCTAGCGAAGTGGATGCCATCGGCAAACACATCATCTGCGGCAACACGTGAATTGGCGCGTGAATTCATCAAGGATTTAGAAGTAGATGAAAAAAGCTATCGTAAAGCATTGTCATCACTCCGTGCACGTTTGAACGTTGTAGAACGCGAAATGTGTAGTGGAAACTGGAGCGAGATTGATTACGAAAAGATTCCTTCTCGTGCAGCAATGATTTATCGTAAGGCGTTTGGTCGTCACGATATCGAAACAGATCAGCGATACCAGAAATATCTTGAAAAAGTAGAGAAAGGTGACGCTAAGATTCAAACATCGACGCTATACCCTTATGACTTGATTCGTAAGACTTATGGTAAGTCATTTGATCAAACGATCTCGTTGCAGTGGGATAACCTGCCAAACTACGTGACTCCATTCAATGGACTGGTTCTAGCGGACCAATCTGGATCAATGGGATCATCAGGTTACTACGGTGGACGTAACGACTCAGTAAGTCCAATTGATGTTGCTCTATCATTGAGCATCTATATTGCGGAACGTAACGAAGGTGTTTGGAAAGACTGCTATATGCCATTTTCTTCAAGCGCGGAACTTGTAACGATCAAAGGTAGCAATATCTATGAAAAAGTTGCGCACCTAAATGAGAAAGGTGGTTATTGGGGTTCAACAAACCTTCAAGCAGCGTTTGATCTTATACTGTCAACTGCGGTAGCTAATAACATTGATGCAGATGAAATGATTGATACTCTTTTCATCGTGAGTGATATGCAATTTGATCAAGCCTGTGATAACACAGGGACTAACTACGAAGCGGCGAAAAAGAAATTTGAAGCTGCTGGTTATAAATTCCCTGAAGTTGTATTCTGGAATGTGAATGCCTATGGTAAAGATCAACCAGTAACAAAGGATGATCGAGGCACATGTCTCGTATCAGGAGCTTCACCATCGATTTTAAAATCGGCGCTTGCTGTAGAAGTCATGACACCAGTTGATATGATGGATGCGGTGATCGAAAGTGAACGCTATGCAGCAGTCGAGTAATTTGTAGCGGAGTGGGTTTTTGTATCTTTGCGTCCACTCTTTAAATAAAAACAAAAGTGAGTTGTGACTCCATTTATCTTTAAACGGAGTTAGTCTTTGCAAATAGACTTTAACTAGATTGTAGAAATAAACTTCGCGAATAGTTCTTGAGTTACAGGGAACTATGAAGTTAGCGCCGATCCTTTAGCGGGGATTGGCGCTTTTTCTTTTTAGCTTTAATTACGCCAGAACCGCATAATATATAACGTTTTGGCGGAATATAATTCGGCGCTATGGACATTTGTGCCATCAACTGTCTTAGTTTTTTTGGTTTGGTCAGAATGTGTGTTGCCTATTTTTGGTGCCGCCTATTTTTGAGATCTGTTTAGATGCTTCGATCCTGTTTTGGTTTGGGATATTTTTAGTAAGCCCCACCCCCCCCTCGATTTCCGATTTAGTTAAGTTATGCGGAATTTCAACAAACCCCCTACCCCTCTGTTCATGCGGGTTAGACAAGATACGCGATGACGCCATTGCGATGCAGCGAAAAATCGACTATGATGCTATCACGATGGTTGAGACAACTTCAACCACACTGAAAATAAACCTACATTAATAATACATGAAATCTGAAATTACTAAGCTGCCGACTATCAACCAATTCGCTGGTTCTCACGCTAAGGGAAAATACAGTGAGGCAGACTATCAACAAATCCAAACATTACTGGATGCCAAATTGGAAAGGTTCGATGAACTTAATGATAAAGAACAGGCGAAGATCGATAAAGCCGAAGAGAAAATAAAGCTTAACGAAGCCAAAAGGTCGGAATATGTTGCCTATCAGGATATGCTGGATATGGCCATGGCTAAACTGTCAGCAAGCATTGACAACGAAGATCTCCAGACTACCGACTGGACTAAGAATTCCGGCATCGTAATCGAAGACACTGTTCATGAGAACACTGTCGAAGAATCCACAAAAGTCATGTAGGTTGAAGATATGATAGTAGTCATAATCTTCATAGTGATCGCAATCGTGGTAGCGGTTGGCTAAAGCCATAAATACCATAAGCACATACTGTTCAGGTGGACGTTACTGTTCATCTGAACAGTAGTACAGCCGTTCAGATGAACAGTGTTCGCTTGAACAGTGCTCTATTTGACACCTACTCATTTGACCAGTGTTCACTAGAACATGGCCTATATGCGCCATTGCATTATGGTAATTCTGTGCTACCTTGTATGTATGGTAAGGTTAGGATAATCTTACTCAACCTTAAAAATACCGACTCTTATGAAAACTATTGAAAATGCAACTAATGGATCTACTATCATCAGTATAGAAGATGTAACACTCACCGAGCACCCTGACAATTCTGGTTTTTCGATAGACCATACTGATATGGACTGTGGACGGAAATTATGGATACTACAGAAAGGATCTGTGGAATATAGTATCTGTTCTGATGGCGGTTGTTTTGGCTATGATAGAAATTATACTCAAGATAAGAACTTGACTAGCGCCGAAAATTATAGTAGGTATGCCCATTGTGACTGTCATGTTCTTGTTAAAATTCATGATAAATGGGAAATCTTTACTTTTCATAGAGGTCGGGTTATCCATACTAGCTAGAACCCCCATACTAGCTAGAGGATAGCACACTGTTCAGATGGGCACAGGTGTTCATCTGAACAGTAGTGTCAACGTTCGCCTGAACAGTGTTCAGGCTCACAGTAATGTCTATTTGAGCACTATACAAAAAAACTGGTCTATACCACAAATTAACAGTGGTAATGCGAACACCAGATTAGTGCCGCAAATTTGAACAACAGTAATTACCAACAGTGTCCAAAATAACACTGGATGTAATTCCTCTATATCTCTACTACTGTGCAAGTGAACAAGTGTCCAAAAACAAGCTACTGAGATGGTGAACAGTGATAATCCTAATAGTAAGTACATGTTAACAGTATAGCACACATAGACAGTGACACAATGGCGTCATCGTGCCAGTGTTCAAATGAACAGTAGTGTCAACGTTCAAATGAACACTACGCAATCGTGCTATACGTGTTATTTGCCTATTTGGTCAGATAGGGTATGATGTGGAGTCATGAAAAAAGGAACATACTTCTTATATACCAATGCCAAAGGCAGAACAAAAACTTTCATCGTATCAGACGATACGCCTGTGAAGGAAAGCGAAGCCACTCTCACTCTCAAAGTGGAATACGCGGGAAATCCCGCTCCGCGCAAACAATACACACGCCAATTCAGACGAGCGCAAATCAAACCCATCGAAATCCGCCCCGTGCCCGTAGCATAACCCCACTGTTTGGGTGAACAGTAGAGCACTACTGTTCATCCGAACACCCTTGTAGACGTTCAGGTGAACACTGTTCACCTGCACACTACTCTATTTGGCACTGTCTATTTGAACATGGCGCATACGCGCTATTGCATTATGGTAAATATGTGCTATACTGTATATATGGTAAAGCTATGAGAGCTATGCCAATTACGAAACCTATAATATAAAAACCATAATCACTATGAACAACCGAATACCTACAATCAATCAACTCACTGAAAGAGCCATCATGGGTGAAATCACTGAAGAAGAGATTGATTCCATAATTGCCAAAGTTAACGAGAAAGTTGATAAAAACGCGGAAGAACTAAAAAAACTAAAACAACTACAAAAGCTGGCAGAAATGGTAAAAGCTGGAATTACCAAAAAACTCAGTGATTCCATAGACAACGAAGATTTCAGCATCACCAGAGACAGCGGAATTGTCGTAGATTCTGAGCCTACCATGGAATCCACAAAGATCATGTAATCCATGATTATCGTAGTTATCGCATTTATCATAATAGCGATAATTATCGCTACCCACTAGAAAAGGGCACTGTTCAGGTGAGCACCACTGTTCATCTGAACACCCCTGTCCTCGTTACTGTTCAGGTGAACACTACGCAATCGCGTTATTTGCCTATTTAGCTCAATGCCGTATAATGTGGCGTCATGAAAGGAAAACGTTTTACTCACAAAAACAAAAAAGGAAGAGTCAAAGAGTTCATTGTTACCGATGAAGAACCTAAATGGGAAAATGGTGTTCTCATATGTTTAGGTGTTCAATATGCAACAAATCCAGCACCGAGAAAACGCTATGAGAGAGTGTTTAATACTGAGCGAATGAAGTGGCTTTAATCACATGGGGGCACTGTTCATCTGAACACCCCAAACCACGTCGCGATTGCGCCATACGCGATTGCGCCATACGCGTTATTTGTGTATTTGTCGAATTGTGGCATAATATTGGTGTCATGAAATTCTTACTCTCTCTAATTGCGGGTCTGTTGATCAGCATTAACTTCCATGTAATCGGCATTTACATGATGATAAAAAATAAACCTGCACCAGTGAAAAAAAAGATTCCAATTCCTGCGGCACCGAAATTCTATCACGGAAAACTATACTAGTCATGAGAAAATTAGAACGAACATTGGATAAAGTTTGGTATTGGTGGCACTCACGCCACTGAAACGGTGATCAGATCATTGAAGGTCAGGATGGCTTTCATCACGATTGGACCGTTAAGGTTTGCAATTTCCTTGAAAAGTTAAAATACAAGTTTGTAAAATGATAGTTTCAACATACATATATAGTGATGACGACACCGAAATTCTCGTGGATGCAGAAGTCTCTATGGGGATGAAAGGTGGACGCGATGAATTCGGTCGCCAAATGGAACCAGACGATGAACCAGAAGTGGAAATCCTCGAAATGTCTTCAACCTGTGGCTCATCATTCGATGAGGAAGGATTGCAAAGCAAAGCTAAAGAAGCAATTCTTGACGAAATAGCCGAAGGCGCATTAGAAGATTATCGCTATTAGACCCCGCTGTTCAGATGAACCCCGTGTTCATCTGAACAGTAGTGCGGCCGTGCGCCACTACTATACGTGATCACGTACCCTGTATTTGCCCTATTTGCGTTTATTCTATGGAGTTATGAAAACCTACATTGTCACTACTCAAATCGTTGAAAACTATGGCGCTCACGACGATACAGCAGCCGCACCTAAACATTACTGGAAACCCAAAGGTGGACTTACATACCGTGTGCGTATGCACGACCACTCACGTGAGTGGGACGCTATGGGCGCAGTGGGGGAGCTAGAATGTTCCTCTTCACATTATCAGATTGAGTATCCTGTGTCTGCTGTGTCTGAAGAAGAATGGTTGGAATCACTAGAGGAATTAGCTGTTGATCACCGCATGTTTGAACTGGCGCATGTGCGTGAGGTGCAGATCCCGTAATCGCGCCATCCATACCACTGTTCATCTGAACAGTGGCACCACCGTGCCACTGTGATACGCGATTGCGCTATAGGTGTTATTTGTGTATTTAGCAAAAAGCGGTATAATATTGGTGTTATGAATAACTCTACTACAACAATTCCAGTTCACAATATCAATGACCTTTTGCCTGCCGAAGTTGAGCAAATCGAAGCGGCTATTGATGCCGCCAACATGGTTGATGGTTTACTCAATGACGTTGAGCACGTTACGAAAATCTTCGATGCGATCAGTAAAGCTGGCGGCGAAGTTTTCGGAATCTCCGCACGCGGCTTGTTCCTAACAGGTGACGAAGATTTTTTAATCAGCAATGCGGTATTCGCTGATTACTGTATGCTTCACGTTTTCAGTGCGGGGAAATGCGATACTCTCATCAAGATTGAAAACAATTTCATAACAGGATTCAGCGGTGAAAACTCAGATTGGCTAAGGCCAATTCTGAAAGATTACTTCGCCGCTTAATCACCTCTCAATGCTGTTCAGATGAACCCCGTGTTCATCTGAACAGTAGTCCCACCGTGGCACTGTTCAGATGAACACTACGGATGTGCGTATTACGTATTTGCGCTATTTGCATTTGAGCCTTACGGATTTGCGCCATACGGATTTGCGTATCACGGATTCACGCCAAACAAATAGTTGTAAAATCGGTTGAATGAGGTAATATGTCTATGTCATGAAAAAAATCAGATTCTACAATAACGGGACTCTCAATGAAGAGTCGTTTCGCATGATGGGTGTTAGTGTCAAAGCTGACGATTCGAAAATTGGTAAATTCGGCACAGGGTTGAAATACGCCATTGCTGGCATTCTCCGCACAGGCGGCAACATTTCAATCAAAACACGTGGCACAGACAATGAAGTTTACACATACATTTTCACGACGGAATCTCAGAATATCCGTGGAAAAGACTTTGACGTGATACTGTGCAATGGTGAAAAGCTTGCATACTGCACGGACTATGGAAAACATTGGAAAGCATGGCAATGGTTCCGTGAGCTTCATTCTAATGCACTTGACGAAGGTGGAGATTCCACGAATAAGCCTATCGATGGTTTCGATACCGTTGTTACGGTTAAACATCCTGAAATTGAAACTTGTTGGAATGAGCGGGATAAATACTTCCTTGATGCTAACATTCCAGTTGTTGAAACCATTAATGACAATCAGATTCTTGATTGCAGTAAAGGCAACGCTTACTGTAAAGGTGTTTTGGTTGGCACAATGGACATTCCTTTAAGCGTAAATTTTGCTGACGCCGATCTGACAGAAGACAGAACCATTAATTGCGCAGATCAGCAAATTGCTTGTTTGTTAGCGCAGAGCGAAAATTCTGCTGTCATTCAAACAGCGTTAACTTCCAATTATCCAAATTATCACGCAATTTGGAGTAATACGCCAGTAAGCGAAAAGTTTCTTGATGCCATTGAATTGGCGCTTGTGAATTGTCGCAAACTTGCAAATAATCTGGCAAATATCCATAATAATCGTCGTGGCGAAATCCAACGCGAATCTTTCGAGCCAACACAGTTTCAACAGATTAAGTTAACGAAAGCTATTGAGTTTTTAAAAGGTGCTGGCGTTGAAGTTGAAGCGCCAATCGAATTCGTCAAAACAAGAGAAGGCGACGATCTTTATGGTTATGCCAAAGACGATAAAATCTTCCTTACTGACAAAGCTTTCGATCACGGTTTGCACGATCTTGTTCAAACTGTGTTGGAAGAACATTACCACCTAACAACAGGACATCGCGACGAAACGCGTGGTTTTCAGCAATTCTTGTTTCGTCAGCTTGTCGGTCAAATGGAGATCGCCACGAACAACCCACTTTAATCATGACACAAGGGACGGGATCACGCGATACGGATTCGCGTGATCCCTGACCTACTCAATCATGTGATACGGATATGCGTAGGTGTTCATCTGAACAGTGCGCCCACCGTGCAACTGTTGCTATACGTGATCACGTTACTTGTATTTGGCGTATTTGCGAATAAACTACACATTATGAACTGGCTAGTCTTTTATCGCTCACTAATGTTGTTCCTCATGTTGATCATGACTTACCATGTAACTGGTATCTATGTAATGATTAAACCACTACCACCAATTGAAGAAAAAAATGATTTTATTCAGTTGCAATTACCCACTCCTAAACTACTATACTAAATGATCGTTTCTACTTATATCTACGATGACAATGATACTGAAATTCTTGTTGATGCTGAAGTAACAGCAGGAATGAAGGGCGGACGAGATGAATTCGGATGTCCAATGGAACCAGACGACGATGACGAAATTGAAATCCTTGAAATGTCTTCAACAGATGGGTCAACCATTGATGAAGAATCTCTTCAGGAAAAAGCGAAAGAAGCAATTGCTGACGAAGTTGCTGACGGAGCACTTGAAGATTATAGATACTAATGAATAACCCACTGTTCATTTGAACAGTGCAACCACCGTGCGACTATGATACGCGATTGCGTTACAGTGTTTATTTGCCTATTTCTGATTT